AGATTTAATCCATTTTTGGTGTGCAATAACAAATTGACCTTTGTGTTGTTTCCATTGTATCAAAAAAGAAAATTCTTCTTTAGTACAAGCAATAGACCTATCTCTACAATAATCTCTACCAATTAAATCTAATTGATATTTCTCATTCCATTCTTTGCCATAACCTTTGTCATCATTACCAAGATAAGTATTATTGTTATCACAATATTTTGTTTTGTGTGGGTTATTATCTTTGCCCTCTTGTTCAATCAAAATATCTGGGTTGCAATTATCTTGTGCTTTTAGTTCATCACGAAACAAAGCATAACCATATTCATTGTCGCCACGTGAATATGAAGAATTGCTATCAGTAGAAATGCTACCATTTAATCTAAAGTCAAAATGTTTCTCAATGGTACTCGGAACAATCTTAACATTGTTGTCATAATCTCGTTCCTCTTTCTCGCCCATATAATGAAAATGGAAACAACTATCTTTGGCAATCGTACTTACATTTTCAAACTTATTCTGTAAGTAATATGCTTTCTCAACATCATCTTCAGTATAGTGTCGTCTAACTATTTGTTCAGCAACTTTCCACGCATTGTCATTTATGTCAATTTGTTCTGCTTTCAAAGTGTCATACTTTTGTTTTTCTTGCGTGTCCTCTTGTTCAAGATGTACTCGCATACGATTAGCAATCTTATTACGATATTCTTGATTTAGTCTTATTCTAGTCATTTTACCTCTTTCTGTATTTGTTTGCATAAATGTAAATTAGCACTTGACAATAGGATAGTCAAGCATTATATTTGATTTAGGATTTTTAGCAGAGATTAACACAGACAATCTGCTACTGATCCCTGGTCTATTGGAGAAGGGTTGCATTGAAAGAGATGTAAACGCAAAGATGGACCTGGGATCAGAACTAGTATAGGGCGCCTGGACATTTCCGGGCTATATTCTAGGTCGTGATGTGATTATTGGACAATGTCCCCCCATCGAACGTTTTGGAGGGGGATCGCCTATTAGCCACTAGTACTGATCCCTGGTCCAAATACGACTGTGTATACCGCTTGCGGGAACTGTGGCGATATTGGACCTGGGATCAGTTGTGATTACAGGCCCGGCAAGATGCAGAAGCTGTAATTGAGACGCTGGGTTGCGCGACAACTGGTAAGGCCTTTCTATTAGTGCTCGAGGGAGTTCTTGAGAGTGTGAAGAGAGAGGCCGCAAGCTTTAAGCTACAAGCTTGACAGCTGGTGAAGGATAGTATAGGATGTATTTAGAAAGGAATAATTATGGAAACAAAAATAACAGAAAGCACATCACCTAATTACAACGGTCCGACTGACCCGGATAATGATTTTATGTGCGCAACACAATTGCAGCGTATAGCAGACTCCCTGGCGGAGATCCTAAAGCTGGTGAAGCAAGACATGGAACGAACAAAAAAGTTAAATGAGTAGAAAAATTAAAAGCCCAGTGATTTATATAAATCACTGGCGCTGGCTCGTGGCCAATGGATATAAAAAAGAAGCTGCAAGCTGCAAGCTTCAGGCGGCAAGCTTGACAAGACAACAATATAGGATTATAAAGGACATATGCAAACAAAAGAAGCTTTAAAAATTATAGGCGGCTCGCTGTCTAAACCATCAAAGATGCCTGGCTGGTCGATAGGTTTACCTGCGAAGGAATGCAAGACTGGCGGCAAGCTTCAAGCTGTCAAGGGTTCAGTCTGTTACGACTGTTACGCTCTCAAAGGCTGTTATGTTTTTAAGGTTGTTCAGGATGCACAGTATCGAAGGCTGGCAGCAATACAGTCACCGCAATGGGTCACTGCCATGGCTCACCTGATCAACAGCAAAAAGCCCGATGTCTTCAGATGGCATGACTCAGGAGATGTCCAGGATCTAAATCATTTAAATAAAATTTACAGCGTCTGCAGGTTAACACCTTCTAAGCGTCACTGGCTCCCGACTCGTGAGGCCTGGATCAAGGACCACCTGTCAGACAAGCCTAACAATTTAGTCATACGATTTAGCGCGCCCATGGTGAACCAGCGGGCGCCTCAGTCGTGGCCCAACTCTTCAGAAGTGGTGAGCTCAGGGGCCAGCTGTCCAGCTGCAAAACAAAATAACGAGTGCCGTGACTGCAGAGCATGCTGGGACGCCACAATTAAGACAGTTTCATATGGTAAACACTAATGTTTAGACACCCAAAATATTATAAAGAATTACGACGAGCTGGTGTTCAAGTGAACAGCAGTCGACCGGCACATAGCCGTTGTAATAAATCGGACCAGGCCATTAGCTTAAGAGCTCACGACGGTGAGCGCGAGCGTGCGACTGGTCCGGGCCTCAAGCTTCAAGCTGCAGGCGTCAAGCTTTCGAACCAACCTGTTCAAGCATCAAGCGACAAGCGTCAAGCCCCAGGCAGCAAGCTTCAAGCGTCAAGCCACAAGCTGCAAGCTCAGTGATCCGTGTACCACGGTACAAGAATACTGAAGAAGTATTCTTGGGTAAAGGACCAAGGGCCTTTACCATGATAAATGTATTCTTAGGATGACGTTTATGGAATGCTATTTGGTGTGGTGAGAATCTAATTTTTTTACTCTTCGTTACCTTAAGTTCTAAAGTACAAAAGTGCCCAGAAGTATTGCAGACCAATAGATCAGGAGTACCAAGTAAGCTGGAATTCTCCAGTCGAATAAGCGAAAGCTCCTTAAAATTTCTTTTAATCTGTTGGTAAAATTTAGCCTCTGGACCCATGTTGTTTTTGGGGTAATGTCTTCACTCATTATGCGCCCGGCGTACGCAATTTATCCGGTAAAATTATACTTCTATTCTGTTTTGTTTTAAGGACAAGACGATGAGAATGATGATCTTTTTTAAGACCAAATATAGTTTGACTGTTTTCGTACACTTCCATTTTTTTTATTTCTTCCAAAAATCCATTAACTTCTACAAAGATAACAGCATCACTAATGGCATTACCTTGCTTCGTCCCTGACTTGTCTCTAGCGGTAAAAGTAGAAAGGAATTCTTGTAGGTCTCTTACTCTCATTTGTTTTTATCCGCAAGTTCTTTTTTTAATTTAGTTATTTGATAGTTAAGATCAGATATGATTCTGACTTGTTGGACTACTTTTGCACCCATCTCATCTATAATCTTTTGTGCACCCTTAAACAAGTTATCAGTTTTAATCCAATCAGCTTCTTTTTGCTTCCACTCCCATATTTCTTTTTTATGTTGTTCAATCAAATAAGGTAGTGTTGTACCAAGACTATCATCATTCTTAATTTTAGTTTCGTTCTCGTGACTCATATCTTCTCCATGTTCTTTCGCATTTGTATATGTACGTTTGTCTTTCATACCTTGACTTTATAGGACGATTACCTTAAAAAGTCAATATGGGAGTTCCTAAAAGATTAACAGAAATGCAAAAGAGATTTGCCGAGCTATTAGTATTTGGTGGACCTGACGGACCACTATCTAAATCAGAGGCAGCAGAGATGGCAGGGTATTCACCTAAACGATCGCGTGTTGAAGGTAGTGAGCTAACCAACCCAAGACTATCACCACTGGTGGTACAATACATTGGTAAACTACATGACGAACGACTACAAAAACACGAAGTAAACTATTCAAAACACATAGCTGAACTAGATAGAATTAAGCAAGCAGCTTTAAAAAAAGGATCTTTCTCATCAGCTGTAAACGCTGAAGTGAGCAGAGGCAAAGCAGCAGGACTATACATAGACCGAAAAATAATAAAAACTGGGAAACTAGAAGATATGTCAGAACAGGAACTAGAAGCAAAAATGAAACAAATTTTAGACGACTACGCACCTCTTCTAAATGTGACACCTAATGAATCCGAGTTATCTTCTTCACACAAGAAGTTGGAAAAACAGAACGCTCCGAAAAGTGAATAGAGCCATCGGCTTCTACATCATAACCAGCAAAGATTCTTACAGTCTCATCATCTTTACTAAACAACCAACCTTCACTTACAGGCGTAGCTAGTTTCATGTTCTTAAACTCAGTCTCTGAACCCCAACCGCCTTCAGTGATGATATCAATCCAATCGATTCGCACACGTTTAAATGGAAACTTAACAGATTGTTTAACTGTCTTTGGTTTAGTGTAGCTGTTGATTCTTCTGGATTTTCTCTTGGATTTCATAAATGTATATGTATGTCAAAAGTTTTAAAAAAACAATGAAAATGAAAAGCCTCGCGTGCTGGCAAACCTAGATTTTGCTATAGGTA